CCTCGACCTGTCGGGTCTGGTCCCGGTCATCGAAGGCCTGATCCTGATGGACACGGTGCGGATCACCACCCCGGCCAGCGGTCCGCCCGTCTTCGACGCCGACACCGGCCTGTACCAGGTTCCGGAAGGTCAACTGGTGTACGAGGGCATCGGCGCCGTGCAGAGCGCGTACACGGCCGACGTGACCGCCTCCACCCCGAACAGCAACCTGCCGTGGGTGTCGGAAACCCGCTCCCGGTATCGCATGTTCACGCCCCTGACCGCGCCGATCGCCGCGAAGGACACCCTTGTCACCGTGGTCACTGTGCACGCGGGCGGGGATCTGTCTCTGCTCGGTCGGCAGTGGCGTGTGCAGGACCCGGCCATCGCCGGAACCCTTGGGGTCGTCCGTATCACCATGCTGGACCAGATCGCCGGTGTCGGGGAGACGTGATGGACCTCAACGACCTCGGACCACGTCTTGACCGGGCTGCTGACCGTGTAGGCCCGGAGACGAACCGAACCGTGAAGCAGCAGGGCCGCCTGCTTCGCGCCCTCATCATGGAGAACGCTTCCGGTAGGCCCGGCCCCAACGTGATCAGCGGCGACTACCGGGGGTCGTGGAAGTCGGAGCCGTTCCCGGTACCTGACGGCGGTGGAGCTGAAGTCGGCACCCGGGAGCCGCAGGGGCGCCGCCTGGAGTACGGGTTCATGAACATGTACGACTCCCTCGGCCGCTTCTACCGCCAGCCCCCGTTCCCGCACGTGGAGCCCGCGGTGAACGAACTGTCGCCCGAGTACCAACGCGCCTTCCATCAGGCCCTGGACCGGATTTTCGGAGACTGACGTGATCGACAGACTTCCCGTCACCGACGGTCTGACGGCCCTGCTGGCAACGCTCACCGGCCGGCCGGTCGGGCGCCGCACCGTGCCCCTGGACGACAACGGGCACCCCGTGCAGCCCCCGTACACGATCCTCGACCCCCTCGATCGGCTGGACGACGACGGCACCCTGGCCGACAACAACAAGGCCATCGTCGTGGGCTACCAGGCCACCTTCGTGTCCGGTCCGACACCTGGTGTGCCGGACAGCCGCGGCGGTGACGAGCAGGCCCAGTGGCTCGCCGACAAGGGCTGGAAAGTCGTGGAACGCCCCGCCGACGGCAGCCCCGGATACGCGCACACCCTGAACGCTGGTGACGGCGTGGACTGCTGGCGGCGTGAGGCCCGGGAACCCGGGGGAACACGAGACCCGAACGATGCCATCATCACCTCAGTGATCCGGTACAGGCTGTACCTGGTGAAGACCGCCTGAAACGGGCGGCACTGATACACCGCACCGCGGCGGGACCCCACGCGGACGCCACCCCCATCGGGTGGCCGCCACACCAACACGTGTAGCAGGGGCCCCCACGTTCGGCCCCTATCCGCGAGGGGCCAACACTCATGGCAAGGTTCAACCGCAAAGGCCTGACGAAGATCTCGTTCCTTCCGACGATCGCGTCGACGGCGCTGCTGCCGACCGCAGCCGAGATCACCGCAGGTACCGACTACACCGGCCAGATCAGCGCGATCGACGGCTGGTCGCTGGAGAACACGCCGATCGAGACGCCCGACATGGCGTCCACATTCGTCTCCAAGATCGGCGGCGACGACTCAGCAGCCGACTCCAGCCTCACCTTCTACGAGGACAGCACGGCCGACGACATCGAAACCGACCTGGCCAAGGGCACGTCCGGGTACATCGTCATCTTCTCCAAGGGCAGCGCCGCCGCCACCAAGGGCATGGACGTCTTCCCGATCACCGTCGTCAGTAACAGCAAGGCCTACACGACGGACAACGAGGCCGCCAAGGTCACCGTGCAGTTCACGATCACCGCACGGCCGGCGTTCAACCAGACCGTCCCGGGCCCCTGACCGCCGCCCTGATCCGTAGAACACCCAATAGACCCCCGGCCGGGCCCGCGGTGACTCGGGAAGGCGCCGCGCGCCCGGTCGGGCCTTCCCCCTTCGGAGCCCCGTATGACCAGCACCACCAGCAACAGCGGATGGAGTGCGCTGCGCAAGCGCCTCGACAACGTCAAGAAGCCCGTGCGGACGTTCGCGCTGTGCGAGGACCCCGACATCCGCGACCGCTACCTGAAGGCCAAACGGGCCGCCGAACTCGCCGCCACCAGCCTGGAAAGCCTGCCCACAACGGCCACCAAGGACGCCCGCGCGCTCATCCAGAAGCAGGCCGACGACGCCAGTACCGAACTGGACCAGGCCAAGCAGGCCTACGATGCCGTCACCGTCGTCCTGAGGTTCACCGGCCTTGAGCGTGCCGCCCTCGAGGACCTCCAGAAGAAGCACCCGGCCACCGAGGAAGACGAAGCCGCGAACTGGGACTTCAACTTCGACACCTTCGCCCCCGTGCTGATCTCCGCAGCATCCCTGGACGGCATGCCCGCCGAGGACGCCCAGCACTTCCTGGACACATGGCTTCCGGCCGATGCCCAGGACCTGTGGAACGCGGCCTGGTCCGCCCAGCACACCCGGCGCACCGACCTGGGAAAAGGCTGATCGAGGATGCCCGGTTCCGTGACGAGATGCGGCTGTGCCGGGAGTACCGGATCCCGCACAGCTACTTTCGCGGGCACGGCGACGGCACCTGGACCGACCTGGACCGGCGCAAGGCACTCGCCCACGAGGACTACCTCAAGCAGGTCTGCCCGTCCTGCGGCACCCGGGCGGAGGAATGGGACGAGCAGGCGGGCGGAGACGAGGACGCCTACCGGGCCACCACCCACCGCTGCATCGGCTGCCAGGTCCTCGCCGACAAGCAGACGGAAGTCCCTGACGGCGACGAGGGGCACGGCGTGAAGGTCCTGCTGATCCCCACCAGCGTGCATGCCGCCCTGCAACTCCAGCGCACCCACCACTAGGAGAGGAAGGAGCCCTCCAATGTCCGAATGGAACATCTCGGTACGCCTGACCGGGCAGGGCTCCCACCTGTCCCGAACCCTGCGGAACATCGCCCGCGACGCCCGCGACGCGTCCGACGAAGTCGACGCGCTGCGCCGCGACATCGTCCGGCTGCGTAACGCCGCCCGCAGAGACATCCGCCTGCGGGTGCGGGTCGACGCCGACAGTATCCGGAACGACATCCGGGCCGCCCTGAACGACGCAGACACCGGGCAGGGCCTGGCCGTCAACCTCCGCATCGCCGACCCTATGCAGCTCCGCCGCGACGTCTCCGAAGCGGTCCGCTGGGCGTCGATGAACCAGACCGTGACGGTGCGGATCAATCCCGACACCAGCGCACTGAACGACCTGAACACCACCCCAAGCAGCAACAGCAGCAGTAGCGGGACAGCGGGAGGGCTCAAGAGCCTGCTCCTGCTGGCCCCGGCCGTCATCCCGCTCACCACCGCGCTGGGCCCGCTGCCGGGAATCCTGGCCGCCTCGGGGACGGCGGCAGCCGCATTCGGGATTGCCGTAGCCGGACAGATCGGCCCCCTCTCCGAGGCCGCGGAAGCCCAGCAGAAGTACCAGGAAGCCGTCCGTGAACACGGCGCCGGCTCCACCGAGGCAGCCGAGGCGCAACTGGCCTACCAGAAGCAGCTGGCCGCTCTCCCACCCGCGACGCAGCAGGCGGCCGCGGCGCTGACCAACTTGAAGGACTCCTACCGGCAGTGGTCCGACGGGTTGTCCGGCGACACCATGCAGCCCGTGATCCACTCCTTCGCCCTGATGGACCAGCTGCTGCCGCACCTCACCCCCCAGGTGAAGTCGATGTCGAGGGAGCTGGACCGGGCCATCACCCTGGCCGGCGGCGCTGTGGCCACGCCCGGCTTCGACGCCGCGTCCGACAAGTTCGCCGACTTCACCGACCGCACCCTGGACAGCATGGGCGACAAACTCGTCCACGTCCTGCGGCTACTGTCCGAAGGCAAGCTCCGCGGCCCCCTGCCTGCAATCCTCGACTACATCAACGAACACGGCGACGAGGCCCGCGAGACCCTAGGCAACCTGGGTGACGCGGTCGGGAACCTGTTCGAGGGCGCGGCCGATGCTGGCCCGACGATGCTGACCCTGGTCAACGCGGTAGCCCGCCTGGTCTCATCACTGCCCCCCGAACTGATCGGCACCCTGATCCAGGTAGCTGCTGGGCTGAAGCTGATACAGCTCGCGGCGGCGGGCGCGGCCGCGGTGTCCGCCGGTGTCGCGGCCCTGGGTGCCAGGCTGATTGCCCTACAGGCCGCATTCGCGGCAGCAGGCGGCGGCGTGTCCGGGTTCTCGGCAGCCTTCGCGTCACTTCCCAACGCGGCCAAGTTCGGCATCATCGGTGCCGCGGTTGTCGGGGTGGCCATGGGCGTCAACAAGCTCGCCGAGATCTCACGCGGCGCCCCCCCGGATGTCGACCGGCTGACAACGTCACTCAAGGGCCTGGCAGCGACCGGTGAGTTCTCCGGGGAGCTCAAGGCCACGTTCGGCGACATGGACGGCTTCATCGCGAAGATCCGGCTGATGGATCAGGCCGCGAAGGATGTCGACGCAGCCAAGCCGTTCATGGACCTGGCGCCGGGCGGCGCGATCGTGGAGAAGGTGGCCGGGAAAGTCGACGATCTCGTCAACGGAACCAAGAGCCTCGCCGCGACCAAGGAAGACTTCTCCGCCTTCGACAAGTCGTTCGCTGCCCTGGCGAAGGGAGGGCACGCCGAAATTGCAGCGGAGGACTTCAAGAAGTTCGATGCCGCCCTGCGGGCCACAGGGAAGTCCACCAAGGAAATCGAGGCCCTGTTCCCGGAGTACACGGCGGCCCTGGCAGATGCCAAGTTTGAGGCCGAGTTGACGGCCAGGTCGATGGGCATCTTCGGCCAGGCGGCCGCCGACACGTCCGCGAAACTGGAAGCGCAGAAGGGAGCGGCGGACGGACTGCGCGCCTCGATCATCGCCCTCAACGACGCCAACCGGTCTGCGTACGACGCACAGATCAACTTCGAGGCCGCCATGGACGACCTCACCGCCAGCTTCAAGGAGAACGGCGCCACCCTCGACATCACCACGGAGGCAGGCCGGGCAAACGGGCAGGCCATGTCCGCAGCCGCCAAATCCCAGGATGAGATGATCGCCTCCGGGATCGCCGCCGGAGAGTCACTGGCGTCGATGACCGGGAAGTCCAACCAGCTCCGCGAAAGCATGATGCGGCTCGCCGTGGATGCTTTCGATGGGAACAAGCAGAAGGCCACCGAGTACGTCAACACTCTGCTGGGCGTCCCGGGTGACATCAAGACCCTGGTCAGGCTGGAGCGCGAGGAAGCCGTCCGCGGACTCCAGGATGTACAAGCGGAGATCAGGGCTACCCCGGGCGCCAAGAGCGTCGTGGTGGAGACCCTGAACGGGGCCGCGATCGCCGCGCTTGAAGCGGTTGGCCTGAAGACCAGGCAGCTTCAGGACGGCCGTACCGAGGTCTTTACGGCCAACGGGCAGTCCCTGGGATCCATTGACTCCGTCCGGCGCGCCCTGGACAACCTCAACGGCAAGACCGCAAACACCTACACCAACCACCACACCACCAACTACGTCTCCACCATCACCAAGGAGACCTTCTACAAGGTGCCGTTGCTGAAGCGGGACGGCGGTGTCGTCGACTACTACGCCGACGGCGGTGTCCGGGGGTTCGCCGGCGGAGCCGAGAACCATGTCGCGCAGATGGCTCCGGCCGGATCGTGGCGGGTGTGGGCGGAGCCGGAGACCGGCGGCGAGGCCTACATCCCGTTCGCGCCATCGAAGCGGCCCCGCTCCCGCGCCATCGCAGAGGAGACCGTGCGCCGTCTCGGTGGCGACCCGGCGTCCGTCCAGTGGAACGCGGACGGCAACGTGACCGACTGGCGCTACGACCCCCAGACCGGCTCCCTGTACAGCGCATCGGATGCGGGTTCGGCTGGCAACAAGACCCGCAAGGTGAAGACGAAGGTCAAGGGGAAGTGGCAGACCAAGGAGGTCGAGTACTTCGACATCACCGCGGTCGAAAAGAAGCTGCGGAGCGCGTCGAAGGCCACGCAGGCGTGGAACGCCGACCTGCAGAAGGTCGCCGACCGAGCCGGCGGTGACGTCGCCGAAGCCCTCGCCTCCATGGGCAAGGACGGCATGAAGCTGGCCGACAAGATGGCCAACGGCTCCACGAAATACCTGAACGACATGTCCAAGGCCCTACGCGAGTTGCAGAAGACCGCGAAGGCCTCCCTGACCGACTACACCCGCCAGCTGGGCAAGGCCAACACGCTGAACAAGGCCTTCAGCGGCGACCTGGCCAAGCTCGCAGGGATGGGCTACGGAGACCTGGCCGCGCAGCTCGCCGAGCAGAACGACGAAGCCGCCCACCAGCTGGCCGCCGCTGCGGTGAAGGACAAGAAGAAGGCCGCCGCCGCCAACGCGCAGGCCAAGACCGCGAACAGTGCGCTGACCTCGGATCAGGTCCAGGCCCTGGTCCAGATCATCGCAGCGATCAAGACGTCCAAGACCGGCATCCACGACGTGGCCGCGACCACCGGCCTCGGTGAGGACGAGATCATCGCCGTCGCCAACAAGGCCAAGACACAGATCTCCAGCAGCCTCGGACCCCGCGCAGTGCGCTTCCTCGCCGACCTCGGCAAGGCCAACAAGCACCTCGCCTACGCCGACGGCGGCATCCGCGCCGGCATGTACGCCACCCGCGGCGGAATCGTCCGCTTCGCCGAGCCGGAGACGCACGGCGAGGCCTACCTGCCGCTCAGCCCGAACAAACGCCGCAGCGCCCTCCCGGTCCTCGCCGACGTCGCCAACCGGTTCGGACTCGGTCTGACCGACGCACAGGCCACCCGGCCGGTCGTCATCGTCCGCGGCGGCAGCGACACCCACGTCAACGTCACCGCGGTCCGTACCGGCGCGACCGCCGCCGACATCGGCGCACAGGTCGGACGCTCGGTCCGCCGCGCCCGCAGGGGAGGGGTGAGCGCCCGTGCCGCTTGACCTGGACGACTGGCAGTACGACCTCGGCGGCGTCCTCATCGGCGCCGGAACCAACGTCAACGTCATCGAGACCACCGGACTGGGAAGGCCGCCGGTGCGTGATTCGGATGTGGACCAGCCGTCATCGGACGGCCAGTTCGCCGGACCCGACTACTGGGGAGGACGGCAGATCCAGTTCGATGCCGCGATCCGGATCCCCGGCGACCCGGCGGCCTGCCACGACATGGTCGCCACCCTCCAGGCGGCCACCGACGCTGCTGCGGTCCGTCTGGTCGGCGGGCAGGGCCTCACCCTGCGCATGAAGCGGCCCGGCCGCCCGGTGAAGCAGCTCACGGCGCGCGCCCGACGCCTGGACCCGGAGTACCGGGACGTCCTCAAGGGCTACGTCCCCCTCGACATCGAACTCCTCGCGCATGACCCGACGTTCTACGCCGATGAGGAATCCCAGGCCAACCTGCCGCTCGGCTGGCTGACCGGCGGCGGGTTCGCCGCCCCCGTGGCCGCCCCGATCTTCGTGCAGGACGGCACGGTGGCCGCAGACCGGCCCGGCTGGGTCACCAACCAGGGGGATGCGGACGCGTGGCCCATCCTGCGGATCACCGGTCCGTGCGCCAACGTGACCATCACTCACGTTGCCTCCGGCCGATCCCTGGCCTTCCCCACGCTGAACCTGGATGAGGACCGGTGGATCGAGATCGACACCCGGCCCGGCTACCGGACCGTCACCTGGGACAACGGCGGAAACGCTCCCGGGCCCAGCCCCGGCTCCCGCATCGACTTGTTCTCCATCCCCCCAGGTCAGTCCGAGATGCGGTGGACCGCGTTCGACTCCACTAACTCCGCCCAGCTGTCCGTCGTCTGGCGCGACGCCTACATCGCCCTCTAGGAAGGAAGAGCCGACATGGCCCTGTTCCCGCGGCCCATCCTCGTCAACGGGGCCACCCACTCCGCGCAGCAGTTCCGCATGCTGGTCAGAGACTTGGCCAATGGGGCGGAGGGCATCACCCAGGGCGACGACCTGAAGGTCACCGAACGTGCCACCCCGGGCGGCGGCATCACCGTCGGAGACGGCTCCGCCGTGGTCCGCGGACGGGCCAACACCTTCCAGGGCTCGTATTCGGCGTGCAACATCGGATCCGTCGACGTGGACATCGCCGCGACCGGCGGCAGCGTCCGATCCGACATGGTCATCCTCCGAGTGGAAGACCCCGAGTACGAGGGCAGCCTCGACCCCGAGGTCGATGAGATCGCCTACTTCCAGGTCATCTCCAACGTGTCCTCGTCCGCGACCGCCATCCCCGACGGGCGCACCGGTATCCCGCTGGCCAGGATCGACATCCCCGCCTCCACCAGCACCATCACCGACGCCATGGTCACCGACCTGCGGGCGTGCGCAAACCCGCGCCGCCGCCGATCGGTGTTCACGCAGTCCCCGGCCAGCATCAGCACCGGCATCGGATCGTCCACCACCTACTCGTACTTCTCGACCGCGGCCGGATGGAACATCGCCATCCCCGACTGGGCCACCAAACTGATCCTGATCATCCACGTGAGCCCGATCCGCTACGACCTCGGCAACTTCTGGGGACGCATCGGCGCCACCTTCGGGGCCAGCCTCGCCACGCAGGACGTCACGCTGGACGACAACCAGGGCTCTGGCGCCCGCCGTATCGGGTCTACCATCGGTGACACCCTCACGATCCCCTCCGCCTACCGGGGCACCACTCAGTTGCTGCGCGTACGCGCCTCCGGGCTGGACGCCGGTCAGGCGGGCCGGATTTACGTGGACTCCGGTACCACCCTGATCGCGGACGTGCAGTTCGAGGAAGCTGCCCGGTGACCACCGCCGCCCCCGTCCCGGACCGGGTTCTCACTCAGCACGCCCTGACCGGGGCGTGGCTGTCCACTGCGCTGCCGGTCACGGACCTGGAGTACGGGGACGAGCTGAACGGGCCCGGCTCCCTGTCCGGCACGCTGTCCCCGAAGCTGCTGGCTACCACCCCCAGCCTGGCCGACCCGGGCACCACGCTCATCTACGTGGAGTCGGCCGGGCAGTTGCAGTGGGGCGGCATCATCTGGGACGTCCGCACCCAGGGCAACGAGTACGTCATCGAGGCCGCCTCCTGGTCGTCGTACCTTCAGCGGCGCTACGACCTGGACGGCGAGCACGGCGGCCGCGGCCCATACGTGTACACGGACCGCTGCGAGGTGATCCGCAACATCTGGGAGTACGCGCAGGGCGTCGCGGACGGTGACCTGAACGTCGCCGTGGATGCCACCACCTCCACGTCGAAGGTGGGAACACCGGACGACGTGTACCACTCGTACTCGTACGACACCTCGCAGTCCCTCGGCGACCAGGTCGACGACCTCGTCTCCGGGGATGCCACCCCCGACTACACGTGCAAGACCACTTGGAACGCGGGCAAGACCGACGTCGTCAAGCGCATCAAGCTGGGGTGGCCACGGCTCGGGGCGCGCCGCCGCGACATCTCCTTCTCCTCCGGCGTCAACATCATCCAGGACCCTCAGATCGCCCTGGCCGGGGACGACTACGCGCAGGTCGTCATCGCCTCCGGCGCCGGAGACGGCAGCGCCAAGCTCCGGCAGATCTCTGCGGTCCGTAACGGCCGGCTGCGCATGGAAGTCGCCCTCGACTACCCCGAGCTCAACGGCACCGACACGTTGAAGGCCCGCGCCGATGCCGAAAGGTCCTGGCGGCAGGTCCTCGGCTCCGTCGACCAGATCGTCCTGCGCAACACGCGCGCCGCCCCGTTCGGGTCCTGGCAGATCGGCGACGACGTGTACACCCGCATCCACAACGCGTGGGGCTCCTACACCGGCTGGTGCCGCATCACCGGCTGGACCATCCGGCCCACCGCCCCCGGCGGCCCGCAGGCCACCGTGAACCTGAGGCCGTCCGCCATGTACCAGTACGGAGGCGTCTGATCATGAACCTGGAACAGATAGGGCGGATGCTCCAGAGCCTGGATGCCCGCCTGTCCCGGATCGAGCGCTCCCCGCGCCTGTCCCATGCCGCGCTGGACAACACGTCGATCACGGTGAAGGACGGCACCGGCGTCGTACGCGGAGCGATCGGCATGCAGCCGGACGGCACACTCGGCCTGGTCGCCTCCAACGGCCCGGCCCCCGGCGCCCCGACCGCACCCCAGGTGACCCCATCCATCGGCGGGCTCCGCGTCGTCTGGGACGGCGCCCTCGCCGACGGCAGCGCACTCCCGGCGGACTTCGACCACATCGCCGTCCACATGGCCACCAGCAGCGGTTTCACGCCGTCCGCCGCCACCTTCGTCGGCACGATCACGAAATCTGGTGACGGAGGCATGCTCCCCGTCGCCCCCCTGCCCTACGTGGACCACTACATAGTCCTGACCGCGGTGAACTCCTCCGGCACCGCCGGCGCCCCATCCGTTGAGACCACGGCAACCCCGCTCCAGGTGGAAGGACCCGACCTGACCGCCGGATCCGTCACCGCCGCCCACATCCAGGCCGGCGCCATCACAGCGGAAAAGCTCGAGGCGATCCTCCAACTCGTCACCAGGCTGGTGGCCGGAGACCCGGACGGGGCGCGCGTCGAACTGAACGAGGACGGGCTGCGCGTCTACAACTCGGCCGACGCCCTCATGGTGCAGTTCGACTCGGCCACCGGCGACGCCGTGTTCACCGGCGAGGTCACCGGATCTGCCATCACCGGTGGCTCCGTGACTGGCTCGGAGATCCAGACCGACACCAGCGGCGAGAGGATCACCCTCAACGAGGGCGACGCCAACAAGATCCTGGTGTACGACGCGACGCGCGCGGTCGCAGAACTGTCCGCGCTCGGCCTGGCCCTCGTCGGCACGACCGGCGGCCTGATGGTCCTCGACCCCAACGCCACCTACCCCACCCTGCGGATGACCAATGCTGCTGGCACCAACGAGGCCGTCATCAACGTGGTGGAGGGCACCGCCGGGTCCGCCGACTTGGGCCTGAACTCCGGAAGCTTCTCGGCATCCAGCTTCGACTGGAGGTGGCGGCACTTCTTCGGCAACGACTTCGCAGTGATGGAACGCATCCGCACCGCGTCCCCGTCCACCAACGTCGGTGGCCGCGTTGCGCTCGCCGCCACCGCAGCCACCATCGGCTTCAACGACTCCACCGACGCCACCGCCGACAACAACTTGACCTTCGTCTCCGGCACCGCCCAGCTGAACGGCGGACGCCTGGAAATCCTGCCTGCCGCATCCGCGAACAGCGCCCTCTACATGAACGGCGCCTCTGGGCACACAGGGAACCTGTTCCGCCTGCTGTTGAACGCCGTGGACAAGTTCCGTGTCGACAAAGACGGCAACGTCATCGCTGCCGGGTCCCTCACCGCAGGAAACGTCACTTCCGGACGCGTCACCATCACCCCGTCCGCAGCGAACACACCCACCTCGCTGGCCGTGACCGGGCTCAGCCTGACCGGCACCAACATCAGGGTCGTCGCCTGCCCAGGTACTTCCGTGCCCGGCACCCAGGTCACCGGAGTGGGCGTCACCAACGTCACCAGCACCGGTTTCACCGTCTGGCTGACCCGCACCAACACCACCGCCACCGGCATCGATTGGATCGTGTACGCCACGTGAGCAGCGAACCCGAGCACGCCGACGACATCACCACGGAGAGCGAGTCTCCGGTCGATCCGCCGCCCGCCCCCGACGAGCCGGATCCCGGCGAGGAAACACCGCCGCCCCCGCCTCCCCCTCCGCCGTCGCCTGACGGGCCCATCACCGTGGACCCCGCGACCTGGTACGAGGTGGAGTCGGCGTGCATCACCGTCACCTGCCCGAACCTGAACACGACCACCACCGAGCCGATGGTGTACTCCAACGCGGGCACCATCCGCATGATCTGCGGTGTGTGCGGCAAGGACCGGAAGATCCTGTCTGCGGTCCGGCTGGACCCGCAGCCCGAGATGTCCTGACCCTGCGTGCGGCATGGCAGGCCAGGGGAACGCTTTGCCCGCCAGGCCGTAGCCTGATCTTTGGGTGACCCTCCGCCCCCGCACCGCCCCCGAGGGACGGCCCCCGCACTACCGGGGCCCGCCACATCAGATCGCTCTGGGCGCGGGGAGTTCAGGAGCACGGGCCATGCCCGACACCACACCACAAGACCAGGCGACGGCTGCCCGCAAGAGCAAGGACGCTCCCGACACTGCGGCCGCCGAGACCACACCGGACACCAACGACACCCGGTACGAGCCGTACCCGGGCGCCGCGTTCTTCCACGGCGGCCGCCACTCGAGCATCGTCACCGCGATGGCCCGCCGCCTCGAGGCCGAAGACTGCGGCGACGGCCGATACCTCGGCCCGGACTGGACGAACGCCCACAAGGCCGCGTTCGCGTGCTGGCAGCACAAGCTGCGTCCCAAGGGGGCCGGCGACGTCACCGGCATCCCCGACGAAACCGCCTGGGATGCCCTGAAGGTCCCGCGCGTCACCCCCCTTCCCCGGGAGTCCTGAGCATGTCGACCACGCCCCCATCCCCTTCCCGGTTCGCTGACCTGCTGCGCGCTGAAGGCGTCACCGTCGTTGAAGTCGGGTCGTGGGAGACCCATAACCGCAACAGCAAGGGCCCCTGGGGCCCGGTCAACGGTGTCGTCATCCACCACACCGTCACCAAGGGCAGCGCCAACACGGTCGACATCTGCCGCAACGGATACTCCGGCCTGCCCGGCCCGCTCAGCCACGGCGTGATCACCAAGGACGGCCGCGTGCACCTCGTCGGGTACGGGCGCGCCAACCATGCCGGCCTGGGCGACCCCGACGTCCTGCGTGCCGTCATGAACGAGAGCGCCCTGCCCGCCGACAATCAGGCCACCGTCGACGGCAACCGGCACTTCTACGGCTTCGAGTGCGAGAACCTCGGCGACGGCAAGGACCCCTGGCCCGCCGCCCAGCTGGAGGCGATCGAGCGGGTATCGGCGGCGATCTGCCGCCACCACGGATGGTCCGAGCGCTCCGTGATCGGGCACCTGGAGTGGCAGCCCGGCAAGTCCGACCCGCGCGGCTTCACGATGGACTCGATGCGGTCCCGGGTCCGCGCCCGCCTGGCCGGCGCTCCCGGCAAGCCGACCCCGCCGCCGTCCACCGGCGGCGGCACGTACACGGTGAAGCCCGGCGACATCCTCAGCGGCATCGCCAAGGCCCACGGCGTCACCGCCCCGGCCCTGTTCAACGCCAACCGGGACCGCCTGAAGGACCCGAACGAGATCTACCCGGGCCAGGAACTCGTCGTCCCCAAGGCCACACCGCTGCCGAAACCCCAGAAGCCGGTCGTGGACCTGTCCAAACTGGTCGCGGCCGCCGAGTCGAACCCGGCCGCGAAGGGCACCCCGGTCACCTACAGCGGCGTGAAGACCGTAGAAACCGCCCTCGTCGACGCGGGCCTGCTCGAGAAGAAGTACAGCGACGGCCACTTCGGCTCGTCCACGGTCGACGCGTACAAGGCCTGGCAGCGCTCCAAGGCCGGCGGCAGCTACCGCGGCGACGACGCCGACGGCATCCCCGGCCGCGACTCCCTGAAGCGCCTCGGAGACAAGTACGGCTTCGACGTCGTCACCTGACCACCCCTCACCACACCCATCCCTCCCTCAGGAGAACCCCGTGAAGATCTTCGGAAGAGAACCGGCGCTGTGGCTGAACAGCCTGGCCGGCGTCCTCGGACTGGCCGTCACCTTCAACGTCGGCGGACTCGACGCGGACGAAGCCGGCTGGATCGTCGCCGGATGCTCGGCCGTCCTCGGCGCCATCGCGGCCGCGCTCACCCGGCCGATCGCCGTACAGGCCTTCACCACGGCCGTCGCCACCATCGCATCCGGCGTCGCCGCGTTCGGCTATGAAGCCGCCCCCACCCACGTAGCGGCCATCAACGGCTTCGTCCTGGCAGTCCTCATGTTCGTCACCCGGGGCCAGGTCACGCCAGTCGCACCAGCCCTCAGCAAGCCGCCCGCTCCGGTCTCCTGACCGCCCTGTTACCAACACCCCCCACCGGAGCACGACATGGTCGATGAGCCGTCTTTGGGAGAGCTTGGACGGCTCATCCAGGCCCTGCGGGGCGACGTTCGCGACGACATGGCGCAGATCAACTCACGCCTGGACCGGCTGGTCTCGGCGGACGTGTACGCCGTGGAGAAGGCGGCGATGGCCAAGGACATCTCCGACCTGGTGAAAGCAGTCGAACAGATCTCCGCCAAACAGGAACGGGACGTGACGACCATCCAGCAACAGCGCATTCAGGACGCCGACCGGATCACCCAGACCCGGCGGTGGCTTGTTGGGGCGGTCATTTCGCTGCTTGGTCTGGTCCTCCCCGTGATCCTTTTCATGGCAGGAGGCAAGTAGTGACTCCCCCGAAGCCTGGCAGCCGGACGGAAGCACGAAAGAGGCACCGCCGCGGCAATCTGGCCGCCGCTGCGGCCATCGCTCTTGCGGCCGGCGTGCTGGCGGCCGCGGTCACCGGATTCCTGGTGATGTCCAGGGACCTGGAAACCGCCCGCCGCGATGTCTCCCTGCTTACCGCACAAGTCCAGCGGATGGGCGGCACCCCGGTTGCCGGGCCGCAAGGGGAGACCGGCGCAGCAGGCGCGGCCGGTTTGATTGGGCCATCCGGGCCACCGGGGCCGCCCGGAGCCCCGGGCAAGGCGGCTCCCACCATCACCCCCAGCCCAGGGCCCACAGGCCCAGTCGGGCCGTCCGGCGCCCCCGGGGCCGACTCCACCGTCCCGGGACCCACCGGCCCGGTCGGACCGGCAGGCCAGGACGCCACCGGCGCGCCCGGCCAGGACGGCACAGACGGCACCGACGGGCAGGACGGCGCCCCGCCCTCGGAGTGGACCTACACCGACCAGGACGGCAACACCTACCGGTGCGTTCCCGTGGACGACTTCGACCCGGACCACCCCCGCTACCGGTGCACCCAGACCAGCACCGCAGCGCCCGCCCCGGACCCGGAGCCCAGCCCGACCCCCAGTCAGCAGCCTTCCCCCACCGACACCCAGCCCGGGCTGATCCAGCTCGGCCTGCTCGGCGACCGACGCCGGAACTAGGAGAACGCGATGACCACGGTGACCGGGAAGCTGATCGGGGCGGCCAGCCCGCAGCGGGTGGAGATGAAGGCCGTCCTGGTCGACGTCACCGGCAAGGCAGCGGTCGGTTACGTGGCCAGCGTGCCCGGCGAGCTGGTCCGGCCCGTGCCCATCACTGCTGATTCGGACGGGGATTGGACGGCCACACTGATCGCGAACTCCCTGATCGAGTCGGATGCGGGGGACACGCTGTGGGCGATCCAGGAGGGCCGGGCGAAGGACGGCACCCCGATCAACACGTACGTGGTGGTGCCGGCGACGGGTGGCCCGTACTGGGCGGGGGAGATCCGAGCCGATCTCACTGACACCATCACCGGTGGCGGAACGGTCGTCTATCTGCCCGGCCCGCAGGGCGCTACCGGGCCGACCGGCCCGGCGGGAGCCGCAGGCGCGGACGGTGAGGATGGCGAGGACGGGGACAGCGCCTACGAGGTAGCGGTCGCCGGGGGATTCGTCGGCACCGAGGCGGAGTGGCTGGCCAGCCTGGTCGGCGCGCAGGGCGAGCAGGGACCGGAGGGACCGCAGCCCGCCCTCGGCGCGGCCGGCGCGGGCGCGGACATCGCGTTGCGGTCCACCGATCCGACCACCACCAACTCCCGCACCCCGACCGCGCACGCCGCCTCCCACGCCTCCGGCGGCACGGACCCGGTCACTGCGGCCGCGATCGGCGCCGACCCCGCAGGCACCGCCACCACCGCCGTTGCCGCGCACGCGGCCGACACCATCGACGTCCACGGCATCGCCGACACGTCCGTCCTTGAGACCACCACGGGTTCCGCCGCCAAGGTCAGCACGCACGCCGTGGCCACGGACCCGCACGGTGACCGGTCCTGGGCAGACTCCAAGTTCGCCACGATCACCAACCTGGGAACCACGAACGCCGCCGTCACCGACCTGGATGGCTTCGTCCAGGACTGCCTGACCAGAGTCTCGGCGATCGAGAACGGCACCGCCTTCCTGTCCGCTCTGAACGTGGCCGGGAACGCGCAGGTCGCCAACGGCAACCTCACCGTCACCGACTTCACGAAGGGCTACCGGTTCCGCATCGACGGCTCCTCCTTGGACCTCGAGGCCACGGGCAAGGACCTGATCGTGTCCGTGTGGTCCGGTACCGGCTTCAACGGAACCCAGCACTCCTTCGACCGGTACGCCTCCGACGCGGACGCGGCCCAGCATGCCGGGAAGCGGGAGTACGTGACGGGCCTGTACGGGGCGGCCGTGCACACGATCGACCCGGGCACGGGTGTGGCCGCGTTCGGCGGGAAGAACGGGTTGACGAACATCCGCCTGGCCGGGTTCAAGAACAGCTCGGGCGCTCCGACGACGGGCACGTGGGAGACGGGCGATGTGGTCCTCGACTCCGCTGGTGGCTGGCATCTCTGCTCGGCAGGTGGCTCGCCCGGCACCTGGACCTGACCCGGGCACGGCTCGGGCGTACGTACGATGGCGGCATGCCCGTGGAGACTGACAGACCGAAGCCGCCCGCCCCTGACTGTGCGCCCGCCTACGTGGGCCCGTGCCAGGGCTGCCAGCAGCCATGCCACCGGTACGGGCCGGGCGGCAACCCGCTGTGCATCATCTGCAAACGGGAGCTGGAGGCGGGGAGGGCGGGCAGGTAGCGTGCACGATGGTGCCCCGGCTGCTTTCCTCAGCCGGGGCACGTTGCGTTCGGGCTGCTTCTACTCGTCGTGGTCGGTGTTGCAGCCGACGTCACCGCACCCGAGGTCACGGTGCGCCTTGACGTGGCCCACCTTGGCGCAGCGCTCGCAGTGGCCGGGAAGACCGACCTGAGCGCGTTCCTTGTTGGATCCGGCAAATGGGTGGGTGGGGAACGGAGGCTGCGTGCGAGTGTCGGCAGCGCCCACGAGGGTCGCGCGGCGCTCAGCGTCGGTCATGGTCTGCATAGCGGTGTCCTCACTTCTCGGTGGCGCGGTCGGCCCCGTACACCGCGCCGTCGTCGTAGATCGGGTCGGCCGGCGTGTCGGTGGGGATCTGGGCGCCCGGGTCGGGGCCGTAGGTGGCGCCGTCTTCGTAGATGCCGCTCATGGTCGGTGTCCTCACTTCTCGGTGATGCGGTCGGTGCGGGAGTCGGGGCTGCGGCCGGCCACCAGTTCGGGGTCCAGCGCCGCCACCAGATCCTTCGTTGGATGCCAGATACGCTCCTCGCCAGGAGGGGGCGGAGGCGAAGGGTCCCACCCCTCGAGCACCTCCACTTCGATGGGTACCAGCAGTCGGGCGCCCTCGTCATACCAGTCCGTCACGGTCACTCCTCTCCGATGGGTGATTGACCGTCCGTCTGAGTCGTGGGCTCAGGCGGCATGAGGCGATCTACGAGTACCTGATGGGCATCGTCTTCAGTGGGACATAGATGCTGGCCTCCGAGGGAGGTCCAGCCGTAGGCGCGGGCGGCGTCGGCGACGTCTTTCGGGTCAGTGAACACAGTTCCGCCGCCGTCATCTTCGAGGGTCTCGGTGCATGCGTTGCAGGTGACGGTGAAGGCGGCAATCGGGATCAGGGTCACCGTCAACTCCCTTCGTCTGTCATCGCGTGCAGCAGGTCGGCGAGTCGGCGCGCGTCAGCACCCGTCAGATGGAGTGAGCTGTACTGGCCTGCCCGGTCAGCCCACGACAGATACAGGCACCCGAGCCGGATGTGATCAGAGGGTCGACCGCACGCGTCTCGGCCGTCGATGGCGATGGGGGTCGTCTCGCCGTTCTCGCTCGCCCGGCGCACGCCGAGCAGTTCAACAATGCGCGGTTCCACACGACGGGCTTTGACACGCTGGAGGGCGCCCCGGTAGGAGTCGCGTTCAGCGCGAAGGCTTTCTATGGTCTCAGGCTGATCACTGCTGCTCACGGTGTCCTCACTTCTCGTCGTCTCGGTCGGCGGGCTGCCGCTCTTTGGCAAGGTAGCGAGTAACGCGGCGCTCGTTGAGGACGGCTGGCTTCTCGCCGCTGCCGCCGCACGGCGGGTGTCCGTTGCGCCGCGACCAGCCGTACCGCCAGTGTTGCCACATGGTGTCGTCCTTCTTCAGGCGCCCCCTGGCCCGGCACACCGGGCACGTGCCTTCGTCGGGGAGGTGGCCGAAGCCGTCGGGGATATCGGCCGAGCGCATCCCTTCACCTACATCGATGGTTCTCATAGTCGGCGTCCTCACTTCTCTACGCTGCGGATGGCGGTCGCGAAGACGGAGATCAGGTCGCGGCTGATCTCGTAGCCTTCGACCTTCCCGAAGCCGCGGCCAACTCCCGTCACCGGCTGCTTCATCGCCTCGGGCCAGCGCTTGAGCATCTTGCCGCGCTGGAGGATGCGGCTGAGGGGTGCACTGTGGCCGCGCAGGCTGTCGTCCGGGTTGTCGCGGAGGGCGTCGGCCGGTACGTGACCGCCGTTCAGGACGGCCTCCTTGACGATGCGTCGGGCTCGGGCGGGCAGCATCCGGTAGTACTGGGTGGCGCGTTCCTCGGTCCAGGTGGTGTCGGTCTCGACGTCCTCGGTGTGCTCGGCAAGTAGGGCGAGGAGCTTGGTCTGGAACTCGGGTGTGGGTTCGTCCACGGTGACGGTGATGCGCACGGTGTCTCCTACTCGGCGTGCCAGTTGCTGTCGGTGCGGACCCAGCGGAGCCACTCGTCCCACTGACCGTCCTCCCACTTCTGCACGACGATGCGGTTCGCGTTGGTGGTCTGCTTCTCCGTCTCTACCGCTTCGCGTACGGCAGTCTCGGAACGCTGCGGCTTCTCGATCGGGCCGTCGGGCGACGGGACGACGATCCGCCAGATCTTTGACGGGCGACGGGTGCTCACGGCCCCCTCCCTTGCGATGAATGTGAACTAACGTGTTCTAACGAAGACGGTAGCGCACCCTCGCACGTCTGTCACTCGTCTATTCGCGTTAGTTACATGGGAGTTGGAGCGTGCTGGCCGGATCACGCGGCTTGACCCGCGATAAGCTCACATGCCGCTCCGCAGCCGGTGTCAGTGGAGCCTGCTAGCCTGCGTATCACTGATGGTTCTGGCGCTGGATGAGGTCGAGGACGATCGGACTGCGTAGTGGCCCCTCTTGGCGGAGGGGCCACAGTCATTTCGGGGGCAACATGCCTGCTGGCTCTATGTAATGTTCCGTCAGTCGACCTAGGAGTCCCGCGTGGACAGCACCCGTATCACTTGGCGTGTCGTGGCCTCCAGTATCTGCGGCATTGTGTCGGGTACCTTGCTCGCTATCGCCATCGGCCAGTCCGTCTTCTTCGACACCCCGATGCTGGCCCTTGTCGCTGGGCTGTCCGGGCTCGTGGTGGCCATCGGTGGATTGCTGATCGCCAACTCGGCAGCTAGGCCTCGCCCGCAGGATCCCCCTGGGGGATGCTCATAACCAGGACTTAAGCGTGATCTAGAATCGGTCCATGAGCGCACCCGAGAGTCGCCGCATCAACATCCCGGCCAACGAGATCCTCGCACCGGCCTCCGAAATCACCTACCGAGT